CTTATATTAGATGAATTGCATCAACTTTAAATAAGAAAGCTTTTTTAAAGAATGATATTAATAATAATTTTATTCCTAGTGAGCCATCTATAGGCTTTTCAGATGATGACCCTAAGAATATAGAAGTAATGAAAAAACATTTTAAAGATAAACCAGATAATATAGTAAGAACTTATTCTACAGCTGGAGGCACTAAAAAGGAAGTCTAGTTAAAGAATACCGTTTTTAAAATTTTAAGTAAATAGAAAAATTTTTCAAACGAGATATATTTATCAATATAAACATAGAAACAAAATTTAAATAATATGGCTGATTTACTGATGAAAATGCCGATTCCTTATGAACCGAAGAGACAAAATCGATTCATTTTAAGGTTTCCATCAAGTTTAGGTATTAACGAATGGTTTGTAGAAAGTACTTCTAGACCACACATTACAATAGCTGCGACTGAAATTCCATTCCTGAACACTTCAACTTATGTTGCGGGTAGATTCAACTGGCAAACAATTAACGTGACCTTCAGAGACCCAATTGGACCGTCAGCGGCACAGGCTCTTATGGAGTGGGTTCGTTTACACGCCGAGTCAGTAACAGGTCGTATGGGATACGCCGCAGGTTATAAAAAAGACATCGACCTTGAGATGTTGGACCCAACAGGTGTTGTTGTTGAGAAATGGATTATGTATGGTACATTCTTAACAGATGTTAACTTCAACGCGTTATCTTATTCACAAGATGCTTTAGCAACAATCTCAGCAACGTTGAGAATGGATAGATGTGTGTTAGTTTACTAATATACTCTTTATAAAAAATCTAGAACAATTATATTTAACCGTAAAGCACATAAACTTTACGGTTAATTTTTTATATGGATAATCAATCAAGAGAATACGGACAAGCGAATTTTTCACTTCCCCATGACGTGGTACCATTACCATCTCAAGGTACATTCTACAAAAACAAAAAGAAATCACTTAAAGTCGGATATCTGACAGCAACTGATGAGAACTTATTAATGGCGGGTGGTGACGATATGACACCAAATCTTTTAAGAACAAAGATTTATGAACCAGACTTACGTGTTGAAGACATGTTGGAAGGTGATGTTGAGGCGGTCTTAATTTTCTTAAGGAACACCGCATTCGGTCCTGAAATGGAACTTACTCTAACTGACCCCACAACAAGAAAACCGTTCAAGACAACAGTCTTATTAGACCAACTGTCGATACTTCAAGGACAGACACCTAATGAGGATGGTACATTTACGGTTTCATTACCAAAGTCACAATCAACGGTTAAATTAAAACCAATGACTTATGGTGAAATCTTAGAAAATCAAAAAGCATCTGACTATTATCCTGCGGGACGAATAGTACCTAAAGTCACATTAAGACTTCAAAAAGAAATAATTGAAGTTGACGGAACTACCGATAAGGGCGAAATCGCCAAATTTATAGAATCTATGCCAATTGCGGATTCAAAATTCATCCGTAAGTTTATGGAAGAGAATGAACCACGATTGGATATGAAACGAGTTGTTATGACCCCATCAGGAGAAAAACTTACAGTTAATGTAGGTTTCGGGGTCGACTTTTTTCGTCCTTTCTTCTGATTATAGGAAAAGTCAGCTAGACGAGTTCTACTACTTAAACACATTATTAAAGATAACTTATCAAGATTTTTTAATAATGCCGTTGTTCGCAAGAAAGTATCTTTTAGATAAATGGATTGAAGATAATAAAAAGGACTGAAAACTCAGTCCTTTTGTATTTATATAGAAACTAATAACATAGAATATGGCAGAAACTAATAACCAAAGTGCTGGTCAAATGGGTGAAGAATTGAAGAACGCGGTTAAACTACCCAACGCTCAAGAATTTGCAGACGCCTTTGAACGAGTAAGTTCTGTTGCCCGAGAGGTTAATAATCTCTTTGGACAAAGTAGAGAAAGAATTGTTGAGTTAAAAACTGAGATAGTTAACTCTCTACCTGGTATTGCTAGATTGGGAGGAGATGTTGGTGCAGTAGGAGAGACCATTCAATCAATGGCAACCGCCGCTAGACGAAACGTTGTTGAAAACGCTGCGGATGTTGAAAAACTTTACGCCGCTTCAAAAGTTTTAGGAGCAACTGTGGGAGAAATATCTGAAGGGTTTTTAAATGTTGGGGTTGGATTCGAACAGATGGGTAAACAACTCGAAGATTCGGTCAACTATGTTAGAAGTATTGGAGGTAACACTAAACAAGTTATGGATAGTGTTAGGGCCAACATGGACCAAATGAACAGATACCAATTTGAAGGTGGAGTTCAAGGGTTAACCAAAATGGCGGCACAAGCATCGATGTTGAGATTCGACATGGGTGAAACATTCAGATTGGCGGATAAGGTGTTAACTCCTGAAGGTGCGATTGAAACCGCAGCAGCGTTCCAAAGATTAGGAGTATCAGCAGGGGCATTAGCCGACCCATTTGCATTAATGAATCAATCTATTAACGACCCACAAGGTCTGCAGAATAGTTTGGTTGATGTTGCAAAACAATTTAGTTACTTCGACGAAAAAACCAAAACTTTTAAAATTAGTCCACAAGGAGTTTTAACTCTTAAAGAGATGGAAACTCAGACAGGGGTTAGTGCCAAAGAGATGAGTAAACTAGCCGTTGCCGCAGCTGAGGCAGATAAAAGAGTTTCAGCAATCGGTTCTGCGGGTTTAAACATTAAAGAAGAAGACAAACAATACGTTGCCAACATTGCCAGAATGGGTGAAGGTGGTGAATACGAAGTTAAAATTAATGATGATGAAACTAAAAAGTTATCTGAACTTACCCAAGATGAATTTGACAAATTAATCAAAGAACAAAAAGAAGGTCCTAAAACAATGGAAGAGATTGCAAAATCTCAAATGTCTATTTCTGATGCAATTAAAGGTGATGTTGAAGCCATTAGAGCTGCGATTGTTGGAGGTACAGTAACACAAAAAGATTTCTTAAGAGGTGCCGAATCAGTTAGAAATGTTTCTACCGCAGTTACAGGTGCGGCATCAAAAAATTTCAGTTCACCTGAAAAAGTAAGAAGTACATTGACAGAATCGTTTGGTGATATAAAACAGTTATTTAAAGATATTAATAATAAAGACATTAAAACAACTGATGCGATGTCTGATTACTTAACTAAACTTGGTAATCAAGGAGTTAAGATTCAAGATGGACTTAAAGAAAGTCTTATGAAAACTTTAGAAGAAAGTCGAGGTAAAATTGGGGATGATACCTCTATTGATAAGGCGGCAAAAGAATTTTTAGATTCGATGATTGGAAGTGCTAAATCAGGTAAAATTCAGGGTACAGACAAAGGAAACATGCCAGTGTCTTCATTAATTGAAGGTACTAAGTCTACTCAAGTTAAAGAAGCTGCATCAAAAGGAGGAGCTTTCGGTGGTTCTACCTCAAAGGTTAATGTGGATGGAGGTTTCAAAATTGACATTAATTTTACGGGAATTGCTGGGGATTTAACACCAGCACAAAAAGAACAAATAACTAAGGTACTTGTTGACAAAATGAACACAACTGAAATGAAACAATATATGGTTAGTGTCAATACTAAAGATAACCCAACAAAGGCACCTACAGGAAAAGTGTTAGGGTCTTAATAAAAAATAACCCTCAACCTATTTATTAATAAAGATATTAATGGGAAGTCCTTTAGATTTTGTAAGCTCGGATGGTTTCAGAAAGAAACTAATAACTAGGAACTTAACGCCTTACGCTAAGGCTCCTAACCGTCCTACGCAATCAATTAATACAGAATATATTCAATCAGACACGTCTGTACAGGATAGTCCTGACCAATTAATTGATACCCCATCTTTTGCAAACCAACTATATCCACTTAACCAATACGGTAATGAAGGTGGATACGAACAAGTTCCTGACCCAGGAGCGTTGTTAAACACCAAATCAAATGAAGGTGAATACGGATTCCAAGACGCAAATATTGTAGACCAAGCGTTTCCCGAGTCTCAAAGATGGAAACCTCTTAACGTGTTTTCTAATGGTAGTCAATTACCTTTAGATAGTGCACCGTTTTTTGATTCGATAGATAGACCACAAACAACTAACACTTCAAATAATCAACCATACCCAACAACATTTGTACCTTCAACGTATAGTCCGTTATCGATTTTACTTTCAAATGACCCTGGTGGTAGTAATGGTTTAATGAGTCAAGACTCCTTTATTGTTAAGTTAGGTGCAGAAACATTAAGAAGAGAGTTTGAAGCAAGAATTGCTGCTCAGATTAGACAAGATACAATTGGAAGAGCAAACATATTAAATGTTAATAGTGGGACTGACATAGTTAACATTTTGTCAGGTATCGTCCCAATTATTGAACCAAACTATACTATTACCGTAACGGCAAACCCAATACTTGCTGCGGCCAACTTCGCCTTAAGATTAGGAGGAAGTATCTTACCTGTATCACCAATACCTGGTTCATACTTTGACCCAAATATTAATCCTGGTCAACCAACTACAATACAACAAATGACTGCCGCCTTTGGTCAAACAGGGGTCGGTGGATTTTTCAATAGATTATTAGGTGGAGGAAACACTGGTTCTCAAATCATGTATAACAACATGGGTGCAGGACAAAGGTCTCGTTTGTTTAAAAACATTGACTACAACAGATATAAACCAAACCTTCAAAGAAGTCTTCTTGATAGATTAGGAGGGGCAATCACAGGAACATTAACTGACAATAGTAACTATTACGTTGGTAACATTACTTCTGAACCGTCAAGAGTGTTCTCACCAGGTGGTGATATACCTGTAAATGCCTACGGTCAAGAGATGCAAGCACCTGTTTACGGACCACAGGAACTCGCTCAACTATATGAAGGACCAAGTCAAGAAGTTAGATTAGGTGCTAACGGGCCTACCTATTCTAATGGTGGTGGTATTGAAGGTGGATTTACATGGGTGTCTCCGAAGTACAAAGGAAATGCTGGTAAAAAAGTTGGTCTTGGTGGTGAGGTCACAAATCAAGACGAAGACTTTAAACCTTCATCATATAATACTACAGAATCTACAGAGAGAACTTTTAAACAAGGTTCAATCTTAGACCAAACCCAAAGAATCATTGATAGTCAGCCTCAAGGAGGTAGAAGACTTCAACACGTTGGTAATGCGATTGACCAAGTAAGTAAGGTGTTTCATGACGGATACAAAGAACTTACAAAGGGTTCAAGAGTTTACAGATATGAAGGTGCTATTGGACAAGAAGTTGGAACCGAATACTGTAGAGTGTTTGCAAAAGACGTACCATACTTACAATACAATGACTTACAAAAAGTTGATGGTGTTACAACTAGTGGTAGAAGATTTGCCGACTCAGTATTAGATAACACATATAACCTTAACATCGCTCCTAACAAAATGGAGGGTGGACAATCTTCAACCAACCTAATTAACGGAGGTGCGGGAGGTGACGGGTACGCCAAAAAATATATGTTCTCATTAGAGAATTTGGCTTGGAGAACATCGAGTACACCAGGATACACTGTATCGGATTTGGCGATGTGTGAGAGAGGTCCAAATGGTGGTAGAGTAATGTGGTTCGCTCCTTACGGATTAACGTTCAGTGAGACTGTATCGACCAACTGGAACCAAAGTGATTTCTTAGGTAGAACAGAACCAATCTACACTTATAAAAATACTCAAAGGTCAGGTACTCTATCTTGGAAAATTGTTGTCGACCATCCGTCGGTATTAAATGTTATTGTTGATAAGGTATTAGGTAACGAAACAAATAGAGTTAGAGTTGATAGTATTATTGATTCATTCTTTGCTGGTTGTAGAAAATACGACTTATATGAACTTGCTAAAAAATATTATACTGTAAAGCCAGGTGAGTTATCTTATTTACAAGATATGATTTCTTCCAAAAACATGACCAAGGAAGAATTAGAATTTACCAAACAAACTATACAAACAGGTAACAACGCACCAAATGGGGGAGCAACACCTGTTACAGAATCTTCATTGAACTCTGAAGATTACTTTAAAAAGTATGCGCAAATTGCGGGGTATTTTGGTAATGATTTTCCAAAACCAAATACAACCCCAAATTATACAACGGAATACACAAGATATACCTCAGCAGGGAATGTTAAATTATATACAAGTAAATCAAACGGAGCTCAATTAGGTACGTTCTTTAATGCGGTAGTAACACCAAACTATAATTCATTAAAAGAATTAACCGTAGAACTTGCAAAACAATTAAACCAATTTCCTACGGGGTCCATAACTATGGTTATAGACTCTAGTTGTTCTGCACCTGCAACTAAAAGTTATAATGTTGAATTATCGAAGAGAAGAATTGCATCACTTATTAAGTTTTTTAATGAAACTGAACCACTTAAAAAATTTATTACAAGTTCACCTCAAAGATTAATAATTAAAGAGGGAAACGCCGCGGGAGAGAATTCACAAGTTAAACAGTTTGATGACAAGGCAGGTTCATTTATTAATGGACAACTCGTTAGTTGTACCGATAACGACCCAAGTGCGTCTGGTGGTGACACAAAGGCCGATTCTAAAGAAATCTTTACAACAACCGCTATGGCGTGTAGACGAGCGTACGTTAGTTCAATCACAGGGACACTAACAGCTCCTGTAACACCTCCAGAACCACAAACTCAAGATATTTTAGTTGGAAACGTGGTAACAAGTACTGTTAAAGTACCTGTTGTGGAACAAGTTAGAAGAGAAAGAAATAACGTTACTAAATTAGTTCTAAGGTCTTTATTATCGGAATGTGATTACTTTGAAACTATCAAAGCGGAAACACCTATGGTATATGACAACTTAAAAGATAAGTTGAAGTTTTTCCAACCAGCGTTTCACTCAACAACACCTGAAGGTTTAAACTCGAGACTTACATTCTTACAACAATGTATGAGACCTGGTGAGACAATACCTACAGTAAAACAAAATACACCTCAAAGTAAACCTACGTTAGAATATAACAACGCTGTTAACACCGCCTTTGGTGCACCACCAGTATTGGTTTTAAGAATTGGAGATTTTTATAATACAAAAATTGTCCCAACATCATTAGGACTTCAATACGAATCTTTAGATATTAATCCTGAAGGTATTGGGGTTCAACCTATGATTGCCAACGTAACAATGGGATTCAACTTTGTTGGAGGTAGTGGCTTAAAAGAATCTGTCGATAAGTTACAAAACGCGTTAACATTCAACTATTATGCGAACACTGAAATGTTTGATGATAGAGCGGATGTCACTTCACAAGAAGAATTCTTAAAGATACTTGATAGTGAATTCTTAAAACAAGATACGTTACTTAATCCACCAACTTTAAATCAGGCGTCACCAAACGCGGGACAAAGTAATGACGCAACGGTAGGGAAGATTCTTACAAATGTTTTAACAGGGACTACTGAAACTGGTACAATAAATTATTCTGATTTCATGGTACAAGTTGTTAACGATACTCAAACATATTTTACAAGTGTTGTTAATAAAACTAAAGAAAGTGTTAATCAATATAATAATGCGGTTCGTCAACAGTGGATGTTAGAACGTTCATACACACAAGGTAAATTTTCAGTCGGAGACCCAAAACCTGAGGTAGTATTGTTTGGTAAATCAAATAATATTGAGAAAAGAATTAATCAAATTTTTGGTAATTTAGAGGATAACATTAAAGATGACGAGGATTTATTCATACAATTTATAAGTAATAAACAAAAAGGGTTTTCAAAAAAACTGATAAGAGTTGTTAAAGACAACTACATTAATTTTGTTAAAAACAAAAGAGCATCATTCCAAGGACCAATATCAACTATTACCCAAGGATTAACGGCAATTGAACAAACCTATATTCAAACTTTAGGTAAACTTAATTTTATAATATACCCTGGACAAACAGGTAAAGGTACCGATGGATTCCAAGCTAAGAATGGTAATACAGTTATATATGTGACAACTGGAACAGGTAATGTATACCAAGAGTTGATAGATGACACTAAAAAAATTGGAACAGATATTGGGAAATTTAATACCGCGATTTGGGGTAAAACTAAATTTACTTATGGACAAACAACTTACGAAGGCGAATTAGTTTTTGAAACCGCAACAAATGGTATCTCTAAAGCAGTTACTGTTGAAGATGTATTCTTACCTTTTAGTAATAACACTAACTTTAAAGATAACAAATCTTTTAGAAGACAATATATGGTAATGTCTGACGATGTTCTTGATGATAAAAAATATGAATCGTTTAAACAAGCTTTAATAGGTAACGTTGTAAATAACCAATCTTTAGTTGGCCCTGAGGATAGAGGAAACCTTGACTCGGTGTTTGACGCTTATTGGTTAACAACGGCAAAACCTTTGTTCTTAGAAGAAAACAATATAACTAAAGCGTTTATAACTGAATTAGAAAAAACAAAGTTAAAAGACTTTTTAAAGTATACTCCTTTCGATAAGAAAGAAAGAGTATTTAATTATACAACAGAAAACGGGGCTGATGATGAGAAGAAGAAAGCTCAACAAAATATGGTTAAAGGTTTAGGTGCTTCAACAAACTTAAACACAAATAATAACACTTGGAACGATGAGAATGGTGCGACAGGTGCTTTAACATCAAAAGCAAAATTAAATTAATGGCATTTCAATATTGGAACCGATACAGTGATTTTTTAATAAACGGAGAACAAACAGTTGTCCCATATGTTAGCTTGCCTCAAAAATCAACTGACAAGGCTTACATATATAAAGTCGCTCAAAGTAGATTAGATAAGGTGTCTCAAGAGTACTATAACTCGCCAACATTTAATTGGTTAATACTTCAGGCTAATCCACAATTTGGAGGGCTCGAAAACAATATATATGATGGGGCTATATTGATTATTCCGTTTCCATTACTACCATCTCTACAGGATTATAAAGCGGCGTTAGAAAATCATTTTTATTATTATGGTAGGTAATTTAGGACCAGACAATAGTGGGAGAATATATGTTGAGTTCGATTACAATAACCTTATTGTAGTTGACCCCAACAAAACTATTGATGCGGTAGGGAATATTAGAGAAAGATTAGTCGACCATGAAAACTTGGTAATGTACGCTAATCTTGAAGCAGATGTACTACCAAGAACCAAACTTGCGGTTGGTATAAGTCCTGAAGATAGTGGACTTACAACTATCTCGGTGGCTAAGATGAATTTTCTTAAACCAACAAAAAACAGTTATTTAGGTTCAGGATATTACGATGAACTAACAGGTAATAATGTTACCAAGTTTGACGGAACTAATCAACCTGCACAACTTGGACAACAAACAAGTAACGGTGCCAAGCCTTATATTCAAAACACGGTAGCTAACGAATTAAACGTTATGGATAACGGACTGTTAGGTATTACTAGTATTAACATTACAACAAACACTTCATTTATACCATCGGTAACAATGGTTTTAGAAGATGTACAAGGTAAAGCGTTATTCCAATTAGGAAATAACTCACCATATTCTGCATTCTTTAACCTACCTTATCCACCATTCTATTTAACACTTAAAGGTTTTTATGGACAAGCGGTAAGATACCAACTTAACTTAGAAAAATTCCATGCGTCGTTTAATGGAACAAGTGGAAACTATCAAGTTAATCTAACATTTAAAGGTTATAAGTTTAATATATTAAACGAAATTGCCATGGGACATTTGGTTGCAACACCACACATGTATTCCCAAAGATTTAATTTTGGAGTAACACCTGTAACACCACAACAATCCAACAAAGCCAACGAATCACAATCTAAAACTCAAGGAGCTCTTGGAGCTAATAATCCAAATAGTAGTGACGCGGTTGTTACCGAATTAGTAACCGAAAGAGGTTATCAAAAAATTGTTGAAGTTTATAGTGAATACAAAGCCAAAGGATTAATTGCTCCTGAATTACCTGAACTTACATTAGTCCAATTAATGAATAAGTTAGAGACTTTTGAGCAAAATATTATGGACTCTTTTGATAAGGCTGAGGTTGAATCTTTAACTAACATTAAAAATTACAAAGGTATTCTTACTCAGTATTTTACAAATGTTAGAGGAGGACAAAGTTCATGGTTTAATATACATCTAAATCCACAACCTCTTATTTTATTAAATGGTGAAAAAGTTTACAAATTTAAAAATGTTGACGAGGGGGCAAAGACAACCGCAATTTCATTACTAAAAGGAAATATTACAGAATATAATAATGCGTTAGCTGCAAATCCAACATTGGGTAGTAAGGGTAAATCACCAATACCGAACCCAATTAAGTACGATTTAATGCTTAAAGACAATTTAATTGAATCTCAAATTGATTGGAAGGCAACTACAATTGCTCAAACAGGAAATCCAGACCCAACAAAAGAAACCATTGATAAAGTTATTAGTTCATATGGTTTCAGTAAGACATTAAATGTAACTGAAGTAAATGGTAAAAAAAGTTACACTGAAAACAAAGAGCCTTATTATGTCTTCGAAGGTGATGGAAGATTTGATGCAACTATTTCATCTTTAGAAACACAAGCAAATAAAAAGTTGTCGGAATATGAAGCAATTATAACTGCGGAATTACTAAGAAAAATTGAGGATAAGGATAAAGGTATTGGATTTAAACCTACAGTCAGAAATATTGTTGCTGTTATCATGGCATCCGCAGAAGCCTTCGTTAGATTACTTGATGATGTTCACACTAAAGCTTGGGATGTGAAATACGACCCTGTCAGAAAAGCGGCTATTTTGGAAAACCCATCTTCAGCTCCAAGTTCTGAAACGGTTGATAATGTTGTTTACGCTTCAGGGTCTTTATTAGGTAATACTGATGCAGAAAATGCTCAAATTCCTGTATACCCATGGCCACAATTTTTTGAAGAAAGTGTTGAAGATAAGAAAGGAAGATTCCAATTAAAATACATTGCGGACCCAAGTGTTGTTGGAAAAACCCAAGGTAATAATTATGCTAAATGGCCCGAGGTAGAATTTGTTGAGGAGTATATGAAAGGACTTACTCAAAAATTTCAAAACCCTTTGGCTCCCGCACCTGTTGAAAACCAAAGAGTTACTAATAGTATTAATATAAACGCTATTGAATTTCCATCTTTAGGGATTGCGTATGCTAATAAAGAAGAAATTAAGTTTTTCTATGAAATATGGGAAAGACAATTTTTAACGTCACACTATTCAGGATTAGTTAGGGCTAATTTAAATCAAATAAATGATTTATTAAAACTTAACATAGAAACTGAAGTTAATAATATCAAAGATAGTTTAGGAGTGAGTAGCCCATACATAACCTTCAAATTAAAAAATTACGGATTCAATTCAACTAGCTACCCTGTATTCTTAAATAATATCTCAAACATGGGAACGGGTAGAGCATACCAAGATTACATTAGAGATTTCTTTGTGACACCGTACATTAGAGCGTTAACAGAGAATCCGTTTAGTATTTTAAAAACTAGTGACCTTGGTAAAATACCACAAGTTACTACAACATCAGATGCTTTAAGAGCGTTAATTACTAACGCATCTAACGAACCATTAGTTGTTGATACATTACCATATACTGACACAACGTGGAATTTAAATAATTTAAATCAAAGTGCAACCGCTGCGGGTAATCAAGTTTATGACACCAAAAAAAGTTTGACAATCTTTGAACCAAGAAAGATAATATCAAACTTTACAGACATCTACAACTATAAAACGAATAGACCTGTAACCAATTTTTCATATCTATTATCTCAAAATCCAACAATTATTGCCGCGTTGGTAGGTATAGGTTCGTTTGGAGGTTCAATCCCTGGACTAACAACATTTTATCCGTTAAGAACTCCTGAAAATTTTGCAGCAACTGAAGGGTACTGTAATGGTGTTACACCTACAGGATTTTTAGGACCAAGAACAACGACCTCAATGTTAAACACACCGTACTTTATAAATGCGATTCAAAGTGGTGTGGTTAATTTTAAAAACAAAGAAACGTACCCTTACGTTCAAGCGGCATATCTATTCCTAAATTCGTTACCATTAGCAACATTAAGAGAGAAGTATAAAACTGTATCAGATAATAATCCACCAACTGACTTGGACTACATTGCGTCTTGTTTTAATAAATTTGGTGCGATACACAAAATACCTTACGCTTGGATTTTAAAATATGGTTCGATTTACCATAGATACAAAAAATTCAAAGAAAGTGGTGTAGACATTCTTACAAATGTTTGGAAAGATTTTGATTATACAAACAATTATAATCCAATCACTAATCAAACAACAACACAATACACGTTTAAATACTTAAAGGAGGTTGACAACACAAATATTACATTACAAACCGAAACTAATGACGATGTTAATATGCAAATAGGGTTTTACCCTAAGTTAATTAACGACTTCAATGTATTCTATAATGGGTATGATTTATATAGCGGATACACCAATACAGAAATTCAAGAAAGTGTTGATGGTGGAATGAAGGTCTATAATTATTTTGGGTCCAATATTCTTTCAGGAAAACAAGGGGATAAAAATTTAAGATTAAAGACATGGTCTGTATTGTTACCTGATTTAACTCCTGAAGCTGAGGCTAATTGCGACCCCAAAAATAACACCAAAAATACGGACTATCTTGTTGTACCATCGTTTGGTACATCTTTTAATCAAGCCAAAGAATCATGTTTAACGGGTAGTACCACTTCAATAGGAACCAAAATTAATCTTACTTCTAATAGTAGTGTGTATAATGGTTCTGTTAGAAGTCTATGGGCAGCACCTAATTATGGGTATTTTGATTCAACACAAATCGCATATCCACAACCTGACTCGTACCTGACTCGTATAGTTACAGGTACAACTGAAGAACAATCTCCTGTTCACTTTTTGAATACCGACCAATACTCAAAAATTGAAGAGATGTTTTCGGTATTTGATAAAAAGGTATTAGAGTCTTTTGAGGTGGAGTTTTTAAATTTTTGTAAACCAATAACTAATGCGGATAACGGTGGAGAAGTTTTAACTTACGGACAGAGCCCTGTTAATATCAATTCCAACTTTAGAAATTTCCAATCATTATTTAAAACATTAATGACAGTACCTAAACAAGTTGATGGCACGGGAGAAAATAACTATTTTGATATAGTAATCCAAAAACAATGGGAAGTATTCCAATCAGGTGTAAAATCATTTATGGAATACGATATGATTATAAGAAATGGTAATCCTTCAAATTATAATAGAAGGATATTCGATTCTTATTTATCATTTAATGCATCACCTGAAGTAATAGACCCAATCACATTTAATCCTTATGTTAGAGGTAGTTTACCTACAAGAGGAGGGGGAGTTACGTTAACTCAATCTAAACTTGCTAATAGACAAGCGTGGTTTGCTTTAGAGACCGAAGTAGGGTTTTCAACAATATTTAATGTTGCATATAGTTCAAATGGTTCATATATAACTGACTTCTTTGTTGACAATAATATTGAGTTTACTGCTCAGAATGTTGTATTACTGGCTAAGATAATTAAAATGTATGCGACACAAAAACTTAGACAACCAACAATATCAGTTGCTCAATTTAAAAATCAAATTACACAATATCTTAATAGAGAGTCCGAATTACAAAACAATTTCTTAGACGGAGTTCTGACAGGATTGAACAGAGCGTTACCATCACAACAACAACTACCTCAACAACAACCAATCCAAAGTTCTATTTCAGGAGAACAGAGTAAAGTTGAAAACTATGAAGTTTTCAAGGCGTTAAACGACAAGTGGGTTGCGGGTGGTGATTACACAAACAAAACATTGTTTGAAGATATGATGTTTTTAGATAGAGCGTCAAGAAATATTGGAGACACAATCTTAGTTGATATTTTTGATTTGAAAGCCATGTTTGGTGTTGGTGGTACTCCTGGTGAATATTCGTTAAATCAAGCTATGAGTGTTTATACCTTTATTAGTGGTATTCTTATTAAGAATAATTTTAACGTAATGAATTTACCTGCATATGTTAACTTCTATAATGTTCAAGATGTTGATGGAACTACAACTCCAAGAACTGAAGGCTCGTTAGATTTTGCGGACAGTTTATGGGGAACCTATTTAGATGTTGATTATAGAAAGTCAGGGCCTAAAATGGTTTGTTTCTACGCAGGTAAACCATCTCAATATTTAGACCTACCAAAAGGTAATTTCAAATTTAGAAATGACGGGTTTGAAATGAGAAGAGCTTCGGAAAATCCTTTATTGGAAGACCAAAAAGATAAAAAAGATTGGGCGGTTTCTAATAAATGTGTTGGGTTTACCGTAGATTTAGGTATTAGAAATCAAAACATATTTTATTCGTTTAGTGTATCACAAGATAATGGTACTGCAACTTCTGAGTCGATTAATACTCAGTTGAATATGGTAGACCAAGCCTCAGGTAGACAGACCGCAACTCAAAATAATAGTTTATATAATTTATACAAACAAAGAAGTTATAAGTGTTCGGTAACATCTTTAGGTAATGCGTTGATACAACCAACAATGTATTTCAATCTTAGACACGTACCAATGTTTAATGGACCGTACATGATACAAGATGTACAACATACAATTCAAGCGGGTAATTTTCAAACAACATTTACAGGTGTTAGACAGGGGGTATTTGATTTACCAGCGATAGATAGTTTCCTACAAAGTATAAACCAAAACCTTGTTACTAAGTTAGAAGAGTTACTTAAAATTAATAAAGATAGTATTACTGTTACTGGAACCACAAATACAGTTAAAAGTAATAAGTTACCGCAAAAGGCAGATAACACATTGGACACTACAAATGCTTGTAGTTCAAATGTACTTAAGACTTACTCAGACGCTGCGTTTGGAGATAGTGTTGTTGGTACCGCGACACCATTAACACCACAACAATTGGCAGACGCTTTAGTAAAAGAGATGCCAAACAATAAGGAATTACAGGTTATCATTTATTGTATGTCCTATATGAGAAGTTTCCAAAAAAGTTCAAATAGTAGTGTTGGTGAATTCAATGGATGGAACAATAACTTTGCAACAATATCTTTAGATACCAATTGGGGAGGATTAATTACAACATTAACTAAGAGATATAGTTGTATTAAATCTAAAACAAATCCAACCACATCTGCATCACTACCTATTGTACATTTTGATAATGTCGAAAAATATGTGAGATTTATGCAAGGAAGGTTAGGACCAAGGGTTAAACAAATATTAGAAATTGGTTTAGCTAAATATTATGTTTGTTTTTGGCCAGAATCCAACATCTCTTCAGATTACTACGATTCACACACAAGTGAATTTAAACAAACTAAAGATACCCTATATGCAGCATTAACCTCTGCGGTTAAAGTAGGACTATCAAGTTTAGAAAATTCTAAAGATTTAAAGGCTGACATTAAAGTAACTGAACAAAAAGGTATTAAGAAAACAAGTGGTACTTCAGGTACTTCAGGTACTTCAGGTACTTCAGGAACGAGAGGAACAAGTGGTGTTGCTGCTTTAGACTTATCATGCCCTCCACCAGCAATTAAATCATTCTCACCATTAGCGGGATATGATGGAACGATAGTTCAAATAAATGGTAGTAACTTGGGAACCACAAACTCAATTAAATTGGCTGGAGTAGAAGTTCCATCAAAAGATATTACGGTATTTAGTGGTAGTACTGTTAGGTTTATTGTCCCTAAAATCTTAAATGGAGAAACTAACCTTAATGGAAGAATTGAAGTTAAAACAGATAATGGTTCATTTACAGGGTCTACGTTATTTAATTATAACCCTGCATTAAAAGGAGTTTCAAGTTTATCACCTGGAGGTGCCACAGATACACCTGTAACACAAACAGCACCTTCAACTCCAAGTCCAAATAATTTAACAGGAACAAATGCAAATCTACAAGATACGGCTCCAAGTCCTCTTATTCAAACAGAAAAAACATCAAGTGAGTTAGGTAATGGAATTTTAACGGTTAAAGTTAATACTGAGCCAGGTGTTGGTGTTTGGAACATAGATGACCAGCCAAGGTACAATTATAGGATTGATGCGATAGAAATTGGACCGAACAACACGGTTAAACGATACACGCCAAGCGAAGGTACATATCAAGCGCTTGAAGGATTCGTGTCACCTGATGGTCAAACATTCTCAATAACAAGAGAAGCGTTTATTGATAAAGCGTTTGAACAGGATATTGAAATGGAGGATGGAAATAGACTTGAAATTAGTACAACAATTGAATTGTATGCTAGACCTGCGGATAAAGTAAAATACCCAAATGATTTTATAAGAAATTATAATTTTAGAATTGTTGTTCCATCTACAGGTAATACTGTACAACCCGAGGGTTCATTAGTCTCCATACAAAGAAGTGAAGACGTTGATTTACCTGACTATAATGGTAAACAATATTACAATATAAAAAGACCTGATGGTGGGTACATTACTTATAACTTCAGTTGTTCTCGTTGTGTAATAACTAAAGTTGAGGTTGTTAAGTCAAACGAACAAACATCGGTACAAAACATAACAATAACCAATACTCCTGATACCAAATATACAAACGTTATCGATGTGAAAAACTCAGGAAGATTTGTTTTATCTGTAACTTATAATAATGCGGACGTGCCAGGAACATTTACAGCAAAGAGTGAACCTTTCACTTTATAACATAACAACATATTTATATAAAAAAGAATATTATGGACATTAATACAGCAATCAGTAATTATCTTGGAAAAAAAATTAATTATTCTGAAAAAGATAATAACGACGGAACAAAAGAAGTTTGCGACTTAGCAACAGGCCAATGTTATACAGTAAGAGAACGTGATGGTCTTATCGAAAGAGCAGGAAACAGTACTTACGCTAACAGACAAGTTATGGTTGAAACCGATAACGGATTAAAACAATTATTAAACGGATAAAAAATGAGTTTAGATAAAAAAATATTAAGTGAGATTGACAGATACAGAAGTATCAACAAATACATCACAGAACAGGCTGAAGAAATTCCAGCAACACCTGAGGAAGATTTAGGTGCATTAGCACCACTACCTGGAGATGCGGGAGCAGGAGCACCACCTCCACCAGCAGGGGCAGTTCCACCACCAGCACCAGCGGCACCTGCTTCAGGTCCATTGGATATTGAAAACGACCCCGACGTAGAAAAAATTGACGACGAAGGTAATAGTGAAGAAGGTGATAAAGGTTCTGATTCTGAAGAACTTGATATTACAGAATTGGTGGATTCTCAAAAAAGTATCGAAACAAAACAAGATGAGTATTTTAATAATTTATTTGGACAATTAAATGATTTACAATCAAGATTGGGAGAAATGGATAGTATCATGAATAAGTTAAATTCACTTGAAGCTAAGATTGAGAAATACAGAGAAAAAACTCCACAAGAAAAATTAGAGTTAAGAACATACGACTCATACCCATTCAATCAAAAACTTTCACAGTTTTTTGATGATAAGTCAGAAGAGATGGAAAAGACGGGAAAAAATGATTATGTTTTAACTTCCGACGAAGTACAAGACATTAACGTTAACGATATCAAAAACTCTTTCCAACCAGGGGGAGGGGAAGACAAAGAAAACTACAAAACTTCATTTAGATAAAAACGGAAGGTGTCGAAAGACACCTTTTTTTTATTTGACAAATCGATATTATCACCTATATTTATGAAACAATTTAATCATTTAATTTAAAAAAACATGAGTTCATTAGACGCCGTATTGGCACAGTACGAAAAATCACAACAATCAGCGGGCGGGGCCCAAAACAAGATGTCGCAAGACGAAAGAATGAAAAAGTATTTCGCTTTAATCCTTGGGGATAAAGAGAAGTCAGGTCAGAGAAGAGTAAGAATCCTTCCTACCACAGATGGTTCCTCACCATTCAAAGAGGCATGGTACCACGAAATCCAAGTAGGTGGTCAATGGCAAAAATTCTACGACCCAGGAAAGAATGACAACGAGCGTTCACCTTTAAACGAGGTTTACGAAGAGTTGATTGCCACAGGTAAAGAGTCTGACAAACAGTTAGCCGCTCAATACCGTTCTCGTAAATTTTATATCGTTAAAGTTATCGACCGCGACCACGAGGAAGACGGTGTGAAATTTTGGAGATTTAAACACAATTACAAGAATGATGGTATCTTAGATAAAATCATTCCAATTTGGAGAAACAAAGGTGATATCACTGATGCTGAGAAAGGTCGTGATTTAATCATCGAATTAGCAAAATCTAAAACACCTGCAGGTAAAGAATACACAACCGTATCTACGATTATGTATGATGACCCAGCTCCTGTTCACACAGATGCTGCACAAGCAACTGCTTGGGTTAATGATGAGTTAAGTTGGTTAGATGTTTATTCTAAAAAACCTGTTGACTATCTTGAAGCAATTGCTCGTGGAGAGACTCCAAAATGGAGTACTGAAAAGGGTGGATATGTTTATGAGAACTCTACAGTTGAAACCGAATCATTCGGTGGTGGAGCATCTAAGAGTGGTAAACCAGCTGTAGCTGCGGACCCACAAGCAAATGACGAACCAGACGGAGACTTACCGTTCTAATTTATAACAAGGGTGGGATTCCCCACCCTTTAATTTTTATCACATGACGTTTAAAGAAGAAATTGACTTACAAGTAAGAGATAATAAGATGTTATCTTATGAGATTTTAAGTCAACTAAAAGACAAAGGTTACTTCTCAGGTAGAA